GCAATAGTCAAAGCACCAGTTGTAGTTGTGCTTTTTAATATACCTGTGGTTAAAGCTGAAGTTCCAGCAGAATAATCAGTTCCAGCAGTTGCAGCAGAAATAGCCGTTGCGTTACCTTTTAATACTCCTGTAATGCTTGTGCTAATAGTAATTGCAGGTGTTGTTGTAGCTGTGGCTACAGTTCCAGCAAAGCCATTAGCTGACACTACTGAAGCTGAAGTTACTGTGCCTGAACCCTTACCGTTAAATGTAGACCAATCGGCTGCACTTAAAGCACCACGATTAGTAGCTGAAGCTGTTGGCACTTGTAGCGTGATTACAGGGGTAGTAGTGCCTGTTGCCACAGTAGAACTAAGGTCAGTACCAGTCGTACCTAAAGTTAGCGCAGCAACGCTTGTAACCGTTCCTTGTGGATTAGACGCAGTTGTAATGCTAGTTACTCGCCCATAAGTGTCGATTGTGACTACAGGAATAAGGCTTGCAGAACCAGTTGTGCCAGCCGTTGCCACACCTGAAGCAAGGTCAATAACAGGAGTTGCGCCACCCGTACTGGTTATACGACCAGTAGTTCCGCTTACGGAAGTTACTGTTCCACTACCTTTATTGTTAAAAGTTGTCCAATCGGTGCTTGTAAGGTAACCGCTGACAGAAGTTGTAGCAGCAGGCATAGAAATAGCGGGGGTATTACCACCTGAAGATACGACAGGGCTTGTACCAGTTACGCTTGTTACAGTTCCTACTGAAATTGAACCACCAAGACTTGTGCTTGTACCGTTAATAGTAATAGCTGAATTTGTAAGGCTTGCGTTGCCAATATTGCTTAAAGTATTTGTAGAGCCTGAAATAGATTTATTGGTAAGGGTATCTGTTGTTGCTTTGCCAACCAAGGTATCTGTAGCATCAGGTAATGTCAAAGTCCTATCTACGGTTTGACTTGTTGAAAGCATGGTTCTAGTGTTAGTAGTACCGCCATCAGGGTTTAACATAAACCGCTTAGTGCTATCTACACCGCCCTGAACATTGACATAACCACTAGCACCTTTGGGGGCTAAATGAATACCAATGCTTGTATCTGTACCTGTTGCTGATATATGAACAGGATTGCCAGTTGAAGCGTTTTCTATGGTTACTTGATTAACTGCACTTGCAATAGTTGAAAACTTTAATTCAGCGTTTCCATTGGCATCGTTAATTTGTGCTATTACTGGGGTAACAATAGTAGGGCTGCCACTCAATACTACATTTGTAGTGCCTGTAGAGGTTGTTACTCCCGTACCACCATTAAGCACGGGCAAAGCAGTTCCCGAATAAGTAATGGCTAAAGTGCCACTTGTAGTAATTGGGCTACCAGCAATAGAAAAAACAGAAGGTACTGTTGCCGCCACAGAGGTAACCGTTCCTAATGGGTTTGCTGCCCAAGAAGAATTAGTGCCATCCGTTGTCAGGTATTTACCTGTATTGCCTGTTTGACTAGGAGCAAGGGCATTAAAAGCGTCTGTTGCTGTAGCCTGACCAGTACCGCCATTGGCTATAGGAATAGTTCCCGTTAATACATGGTCATCATTCCAATCACTAGGGCGTACTAACGATGTGTCTGTATCGTCAGGTATTGTTGAAACCTTACTGTGCTTGACTGTAATAGCCATTATTGAACTCCAGTAATTTTGCCGTCAGGCCCACGCATAATTGTTTTTGGTTCGTTCATTTTAGCTATCAAAGCCGCTAACATTTCTGTTAATTGCTGATTGCTCATCTGCATTTGGTCTAAAGCTGGTTTAAGTGGATGGTCTGCCATTTGTGAGTACCCCATAGAATCTTGTAATATTTTAGCTTGTTCAACGCTTTCCATATATGCGGCAGAACCGTCATCTAGGCCAGCCCCAATACGAGCAGTTTCTAGTTTTGTTGCATTATCTAAGTAAGCGACAAGAATAGATTTGTTATTTTCTTCTAGTAATTTCTGTTTATTAGAATCTAATTTCATTTGCTCTAGTTGGGCGGTAAACTGTGCTTCACGCTCATTTCTGTCGTTTTCCAGTTGGAATTTAAGTTGATTCTCTTGGGCCTGATACTCTTGCTTGGCTTTCTCAAGTTCCATCTGCATTTGCATCTTTTGTTGCTCAAATTGCATATCCTGTTGGGCTTGTGCCTGTGCAGCCTGCATCTTAGCCTGTTCCAATTGCATAGTCATCTGCATTTTTTGCATCTCAGGGCTAGGTGGTTTAGGTTGTCCTTCTGCCTGTTTAGCTTGCTGACGGAATTTATCGGCTGTTTCGTCAATAATTCCCTCAAGCCCTTTGCCTGCTTTAAATGCTGTTACGGCAAATTTAAGCATCTCCATGAGCATTGGGGTCATCTCAGGTACTTGCGTAGCTAATGGTACGGCTTGCTGGAAGAATCCACCCATAGCCTGTAAGAACTCCATACGATTCTGCTTTTCAGCTTGCTCGTCTTGGAAGATCATCGAATCGCTAGTAACCTCGACACGGAAGTTCTTGGCACATTCGTCACGCAATAAAGCTAAAGCTTGTGGGATATATTGCTTATCCGTATCGCTTAGTTGCATTGCACCACTAATCTTAATGATGGTGTCATCAGTAAAGTGATTACAAATGATCTGCGCTTTGATCGATAGTATTTCTGTGGCAAAGTCTACAACTGCGTGTTGCATAGTTTTTAAACGACCAGCAGCATTGTTAGACTTGATAATCTGTGCACCTAGAGTTTCGTTAGGATCAGTCTGTCCACGCTGAATATCAGCGATACCCATAATCTCGTAAATTTGACCTTTAACTTGTTCCATTGCTTGATAAGCCATCTGCAAAGCTTGTGCAATTGGGGCAATATCTACAAGGTTAATAGCCCCTTGCATACCCTGTTTCTCAGCAAATGCACCCCAGTTCTTAACTGGAATAAGAGTATTGTTTTCGCCTTCAGAAAATAGTCTTGCAAGGCTTGGTTCAGCAGCATCATAAACTCCCCGAACTTTCAGGGCTTGAATGAATCCATCGATGCGGTCAGCCAATGTATCTAGTTGTCTTGCTTGGTCTTGGTAAAGCACAAAGTCAGGGATAGGCTCAAGCTTATCGCTAGTCAATGTGGCATATAAAGGTTTAGGGCATGGCCAAAAGTTTTCTAACTCTAGTGGGTCAGGTCTGACATCAAGGATTTCACCCATTGATTTAGATAGCCAAATGACATCACCGCTAGTCTTGCACCATATCTCGTATACACAAGCTTCAGATGCGCCTTCGCCCATCTTCTCGTTGTAAGTCTTTGAATTGTCAGGCTTTGTATCTAATGGAATCTTACCGCCTAAATCTTCGCCAAAGCGTTCAACAAGGGCAGGTCTACCCATATAAACTTTACGCCATACTGCGGTTACTTCTTCCCATGTACGACCAATGGTATGACCAAAGTCACGCCAGTAAACATAATCAACAGGAGCACACTCATACTCAATACGCTCTTGATCTTCTTGATGGATGCCACCTTCGGTTTCTGCTTCATCTATGTTGCTAGTAACTTCAAGACCATCTTCAGGTACATCAGCACCTTCCATCTCATCTTCTTTAGCTTTGCCGACAATGTGTGGCTCATAACGAACCCAGCTAGTACCGCGCCCACCAAGTAAGCGGTCTTGCACCGATTGGTTCATAGCAGACTTGTAGTCACCGTAATGGGTAATCTCGTAGTCCAATGCTCTCTCAAGCATCATTGACGCTACACGGGCTATTGGATCATTGTCACGGAATCTGCGGCTTACATCAGGGCGTGGAAGTCTTGCAAAGATAGCTGGGGTAATGGTTTGTACATTGCTCCATAGGATATTGAACTTGGCATTAGGATTATTCCTAGTGCGGCTATCATCCCTAAACCGTTTAATGATTCTATCTGTACGGCCTTCCCACTCTTTGTAGCTACGCTCATAACTTGCTATACAAGTGTACCAATCGGTATATGTATGATCCATAGTAAATCCTTAAGTGAAATTGCCTACAGCAAATACTGTTGCGCCTGCGCCAGTAGTAATTTTCCAAGCCCCGCTTACTGATACAGCAGCAATATCAATCACATACACGCCAATAGGTGTGCTGGCCGCTACTAATGGATAGGATGTTGCACCATCTAATAGGGCAACAGTTCCTGTTAAGGCTTTTCCTACGGTAACAATGACACGCATTAAAGTATCGCCTGCTGCGCCTGTAACGCCTAAAACTTGAGCAGTCTGTGATGCGGCTACGGTTTCGTAGAATGTTCCAAATGGTTGATTTACGCCTGACATGATTAAATCCTTTTAAAAGTTGATTTGGGGGTTTGTTTCCATAATTCGTTTAGGCTGATATCGGTCTGACCGACATGAAGTCCTTTGATGCGGTCATCTTTAAGGATAGGGCTATCCTCATCTTTCCATACGATTGATAGATAACGGAAAGCATCAGCAGAGTGACTTGTCCAATCGTGTTTGGGGCGATCCCGAAATACTTTCTTATCATCATCCCATTCCCTTTGATATTGACGCAAACATTCGATACCTTCTTCACATCTATTATCAAACCAAGTGCGAGTTAATGCAAGCCTTGATGCCTGTATTCCATCCTGAAGTGATAGGTTTGGAACAATTTTAAGATGTTTTATGTCAATTTTTGTCGCAAATTGTTCGATTATGCTCTTGCCACCACTAGCCATAGTTTTAGCTCTAGCGTCATGGGGTAGGTAATGGTATCCGTATTTATACCCAAACTCATCTTCCTTTTGGGCAATCAATCCTGTATAAAATGGCACAGCCTGCCCATTGCTGGAATGATGATCTAGCACCCGTATTTCCCCGTACACCACTTGAAACCACCAAATAGATGTGGAATCATTGAATCCCAAATCCCAAGCAGTATGGCAAGGGAACATAGGATCGTAATCAACGGTAGTAATACGCTCCATATCCGTGATCCTACGCATCTCTTGTCCATAGTACGCTCCGATAATGGCTGCCTCAAATGAGCATAAAAACTCTTGCTCGTATTGGTTGTCAGACATGGTGGCTTGAGCATCTAGCAATTCAGCTTCAGGCAACAGTCCCGATACATCAGCCCTTAGTGTCTTAACATACCAATTATCGTTCTTTTGGGCTTCTGTGTAGATGTCATAGAAAGCATTGTGACCCTTTGGCGTACCAATAAAAGTAGCCCAGCCTTGTCTATCTGTCAGCAATGGTCTAACAATCTCACCCCAAAGACGGGGTTTCATGTCTGCGTACTCGTCTAATACCACGCCATCAAGATAAAGGCCACGCAAAGCGTCAGGGTTATCAGCACCAAACAGTCTAATTTTTGCTCCATTGACAAGTTCCACCCACAATTCTGATTGATTAGCCTTAACAATGGCTGGTTCTGCATACTTTAAAAGATAATCCCAAGCAATGTTTTTAGCTTGAGCATAGAAAGGGGCTATATAGGCGTACCTACCATCAGGTTTCTTATCCATAATGGCTCTACGTATTGTGTCGGCTATAGTGGCACAGGTTTTACCCTGCCCTCCGATGACAGACCAATACGGCCCACCTTTGACTGCGTTGATGGAAGTCTAGGAAAGCATCTCTAGATTTGTACGGATATTCGTACCGCTTGACTAATTCATTCATAAATGCGTTTTTTGGCTATTTCTAAGTATTCAGGGCTTATCTCTATGCCTACAAACCTACGATTTAATTGTTTTGCCATTTTGCCTGTAGTTCCACTACCTAAAAAACAATCTAAAACTGTATCACCTTCATTTGACCAAGAAACAATATGGTCATGAGCTACCTTTTCGGGAAATATAGCTGGATGGGAATAAGCAAAGTTATCTTTAGTAGCAAACCCTTTGCTTGTCATAAATTCCCAAATGTTATATCTCATGCCATATTCAGAAACTATTTTTTTAGGTCTATCTTTAAAACTACCATCCTTTTGCCTTGCCTTGTTTGCACCCCAATTTGACTCCCCAGCGCATACATTTTTTCTATCTTTTATGGGATTAAATGATTTTGGTTTGCCTTTAGATAAAATAAACATAAATTCAAAAATCTGATGGTATCTGTTTGATGATGGATTAGCAAAATTGTTTTTTTGATAAATCATCGTGTCATGCAAATTAAAGCCTATTTCCTTGAAATATAGAGCCTGTTTGAATGATGTTCCTGTTTCTGATCCATTAATTGTGGCATCGCCTACTATCCAAACCACAACTCCACCATCTTTAGTAATTCGATATAACTCTTTAGCTATGCCTTCAAAGTCAAATGAATAGCCATTGTATGTGCGTAAGTTATCGTAAGGTGGGCTTGTAACAGTAAGGTCAGTACTTGCGTCAGGCAAAGATTTCATTACTTCTAGGCAATCACCTAGTCTTAAATCAATCATTTAGTCTAAGAACTTATGTTCGTGAATGATCTTAACTGGCTGTTCTTCATCGCCTGAGTGTTCAGTTCTCGCAAGTTTAGGTAAATGGTATTCCATAACGCTCTGCAACATACCAAAAGCTTTTTCAGGATTAGGCAAAACAATGAATTTATCGTCAGCGTTTTTCACGCCATCTGCGACCTGTTCTAGCCATTTCTGCATACTATGGGCATTGCCATCAACGAACTTAGCAATAGCCTCACGAGCCATTCCTGTGGACTTGTTGCCCACACCTTTGGGTCTACCTGCTCTATTTAGGTTATCTTCTACAGATTTCGACAATTTATTACTCATACCTTACCCAAGTGGTTGATTAAGATAGGTTAATTCTACTCCTATTTAACTTCTTTATCCAAGTCTTTCAACTTGTTAGCAATCATCTTCCTACGGGCTATGCGGTCAGCCAAATTCTTTTCATATGTAGATTCTTTGTGCTCACGCAGTAAAGCGTTTTCTTTAGGGTATTTGCGATCCATGTGCTTCATTCTTTTTCCCCAATGTATTTGTCGTATTGAGATTCAAGCTTGGCTTTACGGCTGCCTTTAGCATATTCACGCTCAGTATTCAGGGCAATAGCAACTGCCTGCTTTTTAGGGCGGCCAGCTTTTTCCTCTGCCTTAATGTTTTTACCGACTGATTCGGCTGATCCTGATTTATCGAGTGGCATATTAACCTTTGAATTTAAGTAGGTAAATGGTGGTATCAATCTCTTGGGCGATATTATCGATTAGCTGAACGATCTCTGAATCTGTTGGTAGGTCTGCCCTAGCGTCTTTAACAAAAGACTGTAACGATTGTAGGTATGCCAGCGGTTCTTTAGGCTGGTGGTATGTAGCGGGGAATTGGGTAATCTGACCGTAGATGCCAAAGTAGCATTCGGCCAACTGGTCTGTCAATTCAATAATATTTTCGTAAAAATGGCCAAGGGTCTTGTGTTTTGCGTAAGACTTGGTAGCCCAATGGAAAAAATGTGTATTTGTGCCTGAATGTAGCAATGTTGCTAGAAATAAAGCCATCGATTTTTCCATAAAACGCTCCTTTTGCGTTATTTTATAACACTTTTCTTGTAATTCCTAATGCTCTTAATGCGGCATCCACACTATCCACACGACTGACTGCACCACCTTTCCACTTGCCTAAAAATTCTAACTGATCAGATGTAAATTTTGCTTTGGCATCTCGCTTGATCTCCATTAATATTGTCTCCCCAGCGTATCCCACCAAAATGTCTGGTGTTCCGTGCTTAAGTGATGCCATAGAAATAACTGAAGCACCAGCATCTCGTAATGCTTTAACAATTTCTTTATGGTTTGTATCAATTCGAGCGTATGTCATTGATTTTCCATTAAAATAGATTAGTATGGGCTAACTTTACCATTATAAAGGTTATATATGGCTGGATTTTATCTGACGGATGAACAGTTTATAGATGAATGGAAAAAAATAGGATCACCACTATCTTTTGCCAAAATCCATGCCATGTCTGAGCGAGCAGTATATAACCGCAGACGATCAATCGAAACAAGATTAAGCATTGATTTACCCAGCTTTAAAGATCAACGAGTAAACGATTATAAAAAGACAGAGCAGACTGTAGGCAATACCCGTAGGGGCATGGAATTAGAAAAAGGTCGCATTATTGTATTTTCTGATGCCCATTTTTGGCCTGACCAAACTACTACTGCTTTTAAAGCGTTACTTGAAATGATTAAAGAATACAAGCCTACTGCCATTGTGTGCAATGGAGATGCCCTAGATGGGGCTTCCATTAGTCGCTTTCCTAGGGGTGATTGGGACAAAATACCAACAGTTAAAGAAGAACTTGAAGCCTGTCAATATTTTTTAGGTGAAATTGAAAGTGTAGCTAAAGGTGCTAAATTGTATTGGCCGCTAGGTAACCACGATGCTAGGCTTGAAATGCGGATCATAGAGAACTTACCAGCTTTTGAGGGTATGAGGGGTACAACTCTTAAAGAATACTTCCCTGCGTGGCTTCCTTGCTGGTCATTTTGGGTAAATGAAGATACTTGTATCAAGCATCGGTGGAAAGGTGGATTTAGCGCAGGAAGGGCTAATTCTTTGAATAGTGGGGTTTCAATGATAACTGGGCACACGCACCATCTATCTTGTATGCCAGTCGGAGACTATAATGGAACTCGTTGGGGGGTTCAAACTGGAACATTAGCTGATCTCAACGGCCAACAATTTGCCTACACAGAAGATACCCCTAAAGATTGGAATAGCGGATTTGTTATGCTTTCCTTTGAAAGAAGCCGTCTTTTACAGCCTGAGATGGTTCGGGTGTGGGGTGAAGATGAAGTGGAGTTTCGTGGCAAAATTCATTCTGTATGAAACTAACCCCATTTATCTTAGAAAATCTATACCTTTGCATGGCAGCTTGTCATCCAATGCGTAAGTGGGATTTGCCTGCGCCTGAACTTATCCAGTTTAAAGTGACAAGAGAAAATGACGCTATGGCTACTTATCGTTACGATGAATCCCTTGAAAGACCGCACATCATTACTATTAGCCGTTTGCGGAATGAGCATTTTGATACCATACAACGCTCATTAGCCCATGAAATATGTCATATGAGCTTTTGGAAAACAGATTATTGGGATAAGCATGGTAAAGCTTTTAAGATTCGCACTCGTCAGATAGCTAGGGAGTTTGGCTGGGATAGCTTAGAATTGTAAAGTTTATAAACATTATTGTAAACTTTGAGAAACACAGGGGGCGTAACCCCCTGATTTAATTACTTTTTAGTCTTATATAAATCTTTTAAAGTTTCGATCACGCAGTTGTACCAAAACTCATACGCTTGCTTGGTGCGGTTAGCGACTTCTTCAAACTGTTTGTACTGCTCATCAAATGTAAACATGGTTCTCTCCATAGGTTATGTTGCAATGCAACAATTATAACTTAGGAAAGCGTGAGCCGTAAATAGTCAAAATACGGCTCATTTAGCCATAAAGTAAAGCCCGATATTGGCTGTGGCATAGGATACATAGGTTATGCCCATAGGCGTATTGCCTTTAATTACTTGTTCTATGCCTATATAAAAATAGATCAGCCCAGTAACAATAATGAGCCAACTACTCAAGCTTCCATCTCCAAGAGTTTGTCCTCGAGGTCAAACCCCCAGTAAGCTCTAAATGCTTTAGCTCCAAGTCCATGAATACTGGTATGTGGGTCATGTCTGTGGTGAAAGGCGCAAAGTGGGACTGCTGGTGCGTTATCACGCTTTCCCCCATAGCGTCTAATGTGATGGATCTCGATGGGGGTGTCATTGTCGCTGAATCCCATGTGCTTGCATACGACGCAGCCATATCTCGCCAACTTTGCATAATGATCCTTTTGGGCCTTACTTGCCATTAATATAATCGACTGTCAATTGCTCTAGCTTTTCCGCAGATTCCGCAATGTCTACGCTTAACTCTAGCATCTGTGTAGCATTTGCTGATTTAAGGGATTCGTCATACATCTTGCACAACAATCTAAGGATTAAAAATTCTTCTGTTACTTTTAATGTGGTCATCGTAAAATCCTGTCTTGGTTGCGGTTTGATACTTCTAATGTTTGCCATGTAGCGTGTCTAAGTCTAGCGGCTTCAAGTTCCCATTTAAGCTTTTCAGCATTTTCTGTTGCCGCACCAATGGCTTTACAAAGATTCTGATAATCTTGGCTTCGATACGCCTCACGCTCCTGCGCCCCCAAAGACTGTTCCGAAGTTTCTGCCATTTTAATAGCTTTGAGGGAACTTTTATATGCCTCAAGTTGCGCCAATTCACCCTTTGCTTGTGCATATTTACCTGCGTTCTCTAGTATAAAGTCAATACATTTATTAGGGTCTATATCTCTCATCTAACCTCTCCGTTAATAATTCCCATGCAACTGCCGCCACTTGTGGTACTTGTCCGTTTCCAATGGCTTTAAGTCTGTCCATCCCAGCGGCCACCCCATAAGCCACTCGACCCACATCGGGTTCAATTTCCCACCAGTTATTGTCGAATCCAAATCTCGAACCGCTTGATTGATTGAATATTGGGCTGGCTGACCGCTTGGTCTGATTGGCAACCAAGTTTCCTGTGTCCCCCTCGATCCGCAGTTCGCATCGGGTGTCGGCCATCTTTGTATCTGTGTCTTGCCCTCTATTAACTCTTTCAACCCCCTGCCGTAGCCCACCGAAGTCCTTGCTGGTTCTTGTGCTCTTGGCGTGGGCCATTGTTCCATTCGTTTTTTCAACTCTTTGCGACTGTTGCTCCCCCCATCCATCCCCGTTGTGTTTGGGGCGTGAAAAAAATCGAGATTGTTGGGTATTCTTTCCGACAATCCATATTCTTTCTCTGAGATGGTTTGCACCAACATCGGCTGCTGAAAGCACTCCCCACTCCGCATCGAACCCCATCTTGGCCAAGTCTGCAAGGACTGATTCAAGTCCTCGAATAGAGAGCATTGGACTGTTCTCAATAAATGTGTATCGGGGTCGTACCTCGCTAATAATCCTTGCCATGTGCGACCACATTCCTGAACGTTCTCCGTCAATTCCTGCGCCTTTTCCTGCGGCACTAATGTCTTGGCAAGGAAAGCCTCCCGATATGACATCAACAATTCCTCGCCAAGGCTTTCCGTCAAAGGTTTGAACATCATCCCAAATCGGGAAAGACGGGAGAAGTCCGTCATTTTGTCTTGCGGCAAGTACGCAAGCTGGGTACTGCTCCCACTCAACGGCACAGACAGTTCGCCATCCAAGTAACTTTCCCCCAAGTATTCCGCCACCAGCACCTGCGAATAGAGCCAACTCATTCATTTACCTAATCTTTTCTTTATTAACATTTTTATGCGTTCTTCTTTTTCGGGGTATTGGGCTAACAATCTAACTACTTCAGGCCATCCACGCTTTTTTGCTACTGCAATATACCAATTGACCAAATAATTATCAGGATTCAACTTGTTTAATCTTTTGACTAATCCTTGATCTTAACGCTTGCCAGCCCTCACCAGCATAGGGAGTTATACCTACTTCTTGGGCTTTTTTAATGGTCAGTTCCTCTGTAGCGTAAAAAGGCAATTCAGGTTTCTTTAATGGCTCGATGTCGATTTCGTCAGTCCAGCGTTCTTGGTTCAAGAATGTAGCAGGGTATGGAATGAAATCTTTAGCGGTTTCCTTGACCTTCCAATACTTCAGGTAGTTAGGCATTGCCTCAATACATTCAAGCTGCTGGTCAGGGGTAAGTTTATTCCATGCCTTCTCAGCATCTTTACGGGCCATCTTGCGAGGGTACAAGCCATAAAACACGGCAAAAGTCATGTTGTTTGCTTTGACGAAATAACTTGGTGAACCCTAAGAGCAATGTTAGTGACATAAGCAATGTCATTAGGGGTTAATTGACCCATCAACTGTAGTATTTTAATGACAGCAGTATCGTTGTCTAATGGTTGTGGTTTAACTATCGCTTCAATCATTTTCTTTTTTTCTTTGGAACTGGGAAAGGAACTTCGTCTGGTCTAATTGCGTATTCATCAACTGCTTTGGTAAGCAAACTAACAAGCCCCCATTGGACAAGGACTTCAAGCCCATCTTTGTCAAAGATAACTTCAGCATTGGCCGATCCATCTTTATTTTCCTTCAGTATCTTTACTTGTATTTTCATGATCTGCAAACTTTATAATAGGTTTATCAAGGGCAAGTTTAGCTAATTCAATATAACGATCTACTTCTAGCCTATCTTCCCCACCAATAGCAGCTTTACTATGACCCATAGGTTTACCCATAGTGTC